TATACTCCAGTTATTTTACCAGTATAAATATTTCGTTTAACGAATCTGTAATGTCCTTTTACTTTAATGCTTTCTTTCATAATTTTATTATATAACTTATTCTGATTATGCCAAGGGGCTACCATTCACGATGAATACTCTTTTAGTTCCACTTGGTAATTGCGGTCCAGCTACAAACTCAACTGCATAATCTAAAGCCTGCGGGGTAAAAACCTCCGTAATAGTAGCTGTTTCGTCAACTATTTCAACTAGGTCAATAACCTCATCTGGGTTTACTTCAATAGTTTCATTCTGCCTTAGAAGTAATTTAGAAAGTAAATCTATAAAGTCAAAGGTTTTTGTTGTAACAAGAGATACTTTAAACACGAAAGTATCGTAGGTAAATTGTGATAATGATACCTTGTTTATAATATAACTTTCGTTTACACCCCGTGTAGTTGAATTTACAAGTATTTTTTGACCAGCTCTTAATGTGGTATCAAGGGTCGTAAACTCTCCCTCTGTTAGAGTGGTAGCGTAAGTCTTCATCTCCGCGTACGCGCGCTGGCGCGCCCCCTCTTTACTATCAATACTCTTGTCCACGATTAGATATTCATATACTCCATCACCACCTTCTTGAGCTGACATAGTCCCGATATCAACAGGGGATTTTGCTTTAACGATAACGGGTAAATAAGGTTGTCCTGATACTCTTAAATCAGAACCAATGGTAGGTTTTCGGGATTCTCTAAAGCGAATAATCTTCTCTTGAAAGTTATAAGTAGCGTCATAAAGGTTAGCGTCATTGATATAATCTATTCCCACATTTAAAACTCTACCAGTAAGGGTTGCTCTAAAATCTGCGTATTTATAACCTAGTGGGTATATAGCGTCCGCACCATTAGCTTGGATTATAGAGGTAAAGGTAGACCCTAAATATTCTCCACCTCGCACAATAATAGAATTACGGACTTGAGAATTATCTTTACGGATCGTCAATGAATCATAAATATAAGTCCCGTTATCGTCTTGTATATCTATGCCCGCTAAATTATTTTCAGCTTTAAAAAAGTGTAAGTCTTTATCAGGGTCAACATAGTAGTCATAATCGGTGAGTTCAGCTAACTGCTCTATACATTTAGAAAGTGGCAGATAATTAAATCCGATGTATTTTATAACAGTTGAGCAATCTACATTGTTTATGGTAAAACCAGCAGGAAAATAATCAGCTTTTAATGAAGCTATGATTTCATTTACAGTCTTATTTGAAAAAGTATCTGGCACAAGGCGTCTGTCTAATAGGCGAGTGTAATCCGTGCAAGTGACTTTCCACACGATAGATACTTCGGCGGATTGCTCTAGTTCAGTAATCACACCACCAAACACTTTCGTTGACGAAAGATAGACAATGACTTCCATCCCCACGATCGGCACAAAAGGGTCGCTCTCACGGTTCACCATTTCAAAATCGCAAGTATCACGCTTACGAGTTAAGATATTTTGAATTTGGATAGTGTTGGCACTAACTTGTTTTGTTCTATCTACGCCATTTATGGTTACGGAAACTGACATTAGATTCTTAAGTTTTGTTTAAGTGTTCGCATTATTTGTGCCGCTAATTTATCACCAGCCGAGCCGTCTAAGAGAGTATTGCCAGTGATGTTTATGGTTATCCCGCCCGCACCCGCGAGGCGATTATTGGGGATGATAGAACCTGAACCACTCGGTGAAAATAACTCTGGTCCATCTTCTCCAACGATATAAGAACGGTTAGAAGACACCGAACCGCCACCAGCAAGCCCAAGTATGCTTTTTGTGCTAGAGGCAACACCGCCTAAAATACCGCTAAAATCTATTGGCTTAAAGTTTGGAATACCCGCCATTTTAGTAACTGATTGTCTAGCTTCAGCAATTTTCTTGGCAGCCTCTTGCTCTATTTGGACAGCCTTTTCTCTTTCTTTTGCGACGTCTTGTGTGTATTGTTTTTCGGCTGTAAGCAAGTCATCAAGCATACTCTTTTTGAGGGCTAATTCTGCGTTCATCTCTGCCACCCTTTCAATAAGTCGTGTTTGTTCGGCTTCTTTTTCTTTTTTAAGTTGTTCAATTTTTCTAGCAAATTCTGTAAGTCCCGCCAACCGTCTAGCTTCAGCGACTTCGTTCACATATAAAATAGAAAGACTTTTATGCTCGTCAAGTGAGGCTCTTTCAACCTCTAACTGCGATTGGAGTTCTTCAATTCTCTCTTGGTCTTTCTCACCTGATTTTTTATGCTTTTCTTCACTAATCTGTTGCGTTAAATCGGCAATTTTTTGCTCTTGTTCTACAATAGCCGAACCAATATCTTGATTAAGTCCTAATTGTTTTTCACCAGATTCGGTAATTGTCTTAGCGATATCTTTTTGGAGTTTATTTATATCAGCCGTAGCGGTTCGGATATTTTCGGTAAGTTGTTTAATACCATCAGAGGTGTTTATGGAAGTTATACCAAGTCTTTCAAGGTTTGCTTTTAAGCCATTAGCCGAAGATGACGACGCATCAACCTCACCCTTAAACCAACCAAATTTATTCCCAAGAATACTGATGACCGCCACAAGAGCTGTTAGTCCGATCGTAATCCACCCAATTGGTGTCGTGGCCATTGCGATTTTAATAGCGTTGATTCCGCCTAAAAGTGTAGGCCAAACGAGATTTACTGCCCCAATACCTAAGGCCAGTAAGCTGAATCCTGTTGCTAAAGTTGTAACTACGCCAGCCGTTACTTTAATCCAAGTTGGTGCTTTTGAAAACCATTCAAAAAGAGAACTAAGTATATTCATTAGCGGAACGAGAGCATAAGCAATAGCCTTACCTAAAACTTCCTTAAAATTAGCAAAACTCTCACTGTATCTCTTAGTAGCTGTTTCGGCCGTTCCGAAGCTTTTGGCGGCCGCCCCTCCATATTTTTCAATTAGCTTTCCGGTGACTGTTAGTGGAGTTTCAAGGTCGCCTATTTCAATACCGAGAGCTTTTACCGATTTAGTTTGACCATTAAGAACCTGTGTTAAAATTGCCGCTGACTCTTGGTAAGATTTTCCACTTCCTTTGGCAATATCCATCGCAAGTGAGTTAAGCTGAATCGCAGTCGTTACATCTTTAGTTCTGGCATAGAAATTCGCCATCTGTTCTGCCGCCTGTTCATCATCAAATCCAAACTTTGTAACCGCACTAGAAGCCTCCACAAGGGCATCTTCCACTTCTTTTGTCGCTTCGGGTATATTGTAAAGAATAGTGGTAAAGCGATTCATTGCCGCCTCGCTTTCAGAGAAAGCATTAAACAATTCCTTGCCAAAGTTATAAATCTGTCTAACAGCAAAACCCTCAATAATTGCTTTACCGAGGCGTTCTGCCGATTTAGACAAATCTTCAAGATTTTTATTCGCACTTTTAACCGCTGGACCGGTGCTGTCCTTACCGACAAGTTCAAATGTTGATTTAATGTTGCCTGCCATATTGTTTGTTTCGTTGCCTTATTGCTCTAAGTAGTTCTTCAATAAATATCAGGCTATTCTCTTTTAATTGCCGCTCTGTCCACCCCAACTCAAGGCAAAGAGGAGTAAACGCGGCTAGACTTTTTTTTCTGACGCTGACATCTTTACAATTTCTTCAACCATAAAGCCAACGTCAACAGCGGGTAATTTTTTGATAGAAGCTTCGTTAATTTCAATCGGTTTTCCCGCTTCATCAACAAAATTCCAACTCTTAATCATCTTAGGAAGTGATTTAATACCGAGAATGTCGGCTTTGGAAGTCAAATCAATTCCGTCTAAGTCCCCGACTAATAAGCTGGAATAAACCACAATCTTACTGCCAGTAAAAGATGGCAATTCAATTTCCTTAACCTTTCTTACATCTCCGAATACTACTGTTTTATTTTCTTCACTCATTTCATTTTTTTAATTAACTAATAAGATGCTGTGGCGTTTTTAAGGACACAAGAATTGATGACGTTTGCATTGGTAATATCATACAAGGCGTTAAAGCTGAATTTCTCGGTGACAATTTCGTCATTTGGTCGGCTAGATTCCCAAGCTTCAAAGTGAACTCGTGATAAGTCCAGTGTGAACTGTGGGTGGGCTGATACTCCGATGGTGGCATCGCTGTTTGTCATATCAATTCTAAATGCTCGGTATGAACCATTGATTTGTAAGTCCCTATAAGTGCCAGCGGTTAAATCAAGTTCAATTTCTCCCCTAATTGAGAACGCTTGATTTAAGAAATCAATCGGATCAACTGTTCCTAATACAGAATCAACCTTTAGATTCTTTTCAAAGGTCATCGTAAGTGACTTAATGTCTAATGCCGAAGCGGCGGCTAGGCCAGCGGTATCGGTAGCAAATTTGGCGATGACTTGTCGTCCTAAGAACTTATTGTGAGCGACATAGGTTACGCTATGAGTCGTATCCGCACCGCTTCTACCCATAAATGAAGCTGTAATCTTTACAACGTCATCGGGGACAGCAGTAATCGTTAGTGACTGTAGCATTGATAATCTATATTGCTTTTGCTCGTTAGGGTCTTGAATGGTAATTGCCAAACTATCGTGTTGGGCATCGTTTTGAAGCGTAAAGGTGTGGGTATAAAGCGAATCAGTTGGTCCAGCTGAACTTACAGTGCCTAGTAAAGATAACAAGAAAAGACCGAAACTATTATCTTGCAAATCGGTTTCAATATCTCCCTCTGACCATTTCATGGCGTTTAAGGCTTGATTGCCATCGCCTCCAATGGAGTTATAGTTCAACTTTGAAACGGCTTTTGTGACTTTCGGGTCTATGGTAACTGTGGATTTTGGAATCCAGAATGTAGGAACAGACCCAGCTCCACGAGAGCTTTCTTTTGAAATTCCGACATTACATAATCTTCCTATATATTTCAATTTATTATTTGGTTATGCTATTAAAGATGTTTCATCTACCGGTGCGACTTCAACCGGAGATTCTTCTACTATTTCCGCTGGTGTCATTTCTGGTGTGATAGGAGTTTCACCCTCTGGGGTTTCCACTACTGGCACCTCTACTTTGTTTTCTTCTTCCATTGTTTTATTTATTAACTATTATTAAATAATAGCATTGATATCCACAATTACAACCACCTGAACCTTTATCTCTGCTACTCTATATTCCATCTCTCGACCAGCATACCCCCATTGTGAGGGAATTGCTCGCATAAATAATAAAGTATAACCAGCTTTAGTCGTGGTGCCTGATAGGGTATAGTTGGAATCTAAATCATCTAATACAGAATCACACAAGGCTCTCATAGCGGTATCGGCAGTTTCTGGGGTTGTTT